ACAGGATTTGGTTGTTGTTGTTGCGCTATTACAGGATTTGGTTGTTGTGCCGCTATTACAGGATTTGGTTGTTGTGCCGCTATTACAGGATTTGGTTGTTGTGCCGCTATTACAGGATTTGGTTGTGCCATTATAATATACTGCTAAATAAATATAAAACAACAGGAATATAAACAAATCCTTACTGTTATCATATCGACGATTTATTCTTCTTAAAAAATATGGAAACATTATCCGAAGAACAACAAACTATATTAAACAAAGTAAAAGAGGGATATAATGTAGTGGTAGATGCGTGTGCGGGAACCGGAAAAACAACATTGATTCTATCTATTGCCAAAGCGCTAAATCGCCGTAAATTTCTACAAATGACCTATAATTCCATGTTGCGCCATGAAGTGAAAGAACGCGTCCAGAAACATAAAATAAAGAACATCGATGTGCATACCTTTCATAGTTTGGCGGTCAAATATTATCATCCTACAGCGTATACGGATACGGGGATCAGACATATATTATGTCAAAAAATGCCACCATTAATGCAGATCGAAAAGTTCCATGTCATGGTTCTCGACGAAGCGCAAGATATGACATTTCTCTATTATCAATTCATGTGCAAAGTGATTGCAGATATGGGAGAACCTATTCAGCTTTTGATTCTCGGGGATTATATGCAGGGACTTTATGAGTTCAAAGGTGCCGATATTCGCTTCCTCACATTCGCTCAAGAGATTTGGGAGAACCATTCCATGTTAAAATCCAGGCGGTTTCAGAAATGCACAATGTGCATGTCCTATAGAATTACGAATCAAATGTGTAACTTTGTCAATAAAGTCATGCTTGGTGAGGACAGGATGGAGGCATGTAGAGATGGACCCACGGTTCTCTATGCATGTAATTCCAAGTCTAATCTGGAACGTATTGTCTTCGGCGAGATAACCAAATTGTTAGAACAGGGTGTCAATCCTAGTGATATTGGAGTTTTGGGAGCGTCCGTCAAGGGTGTCAATAGTAATATTCGACAGTTAGAGAACTCGCTGGCTGAACGAAATATACCTTGTCATGTTCCCATGTTGGAGAACGACAAGATCGATGAACGTGTTATCCATGGAAAAATCGTGTTCTCAACATTCCACTGCTTCAAGGGGCGACAGCGAAAATATATTTTTGTCATTGGTTTCGATCAATCTTATTTGCGATTTTATGCGAGAACCTTGTCGAAAACGAGATGTCCGAATGCATTATATGTAGGTTGCACGAGAGCAACGGATCGCCTCTACCTGTTAGAAAGTCATCAATTTTCCACAGATCGTCCCTTGGAATTTCTTAAAATGACACATCAAGAAATGAGTCAGATGGATTATATTACGTTCAAGGGAACTCCGCGAAATCTCTTTTCAGCTGAGCCTGAGGCTGCGTCGAAAACGCTCATGAATGTGCATAAAGTGAATCCTACTGATCTAATCAAATTTATTCCCGAATCAGTGATTGAAGAATTGTCTCCTTTGCTAGACAAGATATTCACTAAGGAGATGGAATATGACGTCATTGATATTCCAACGATTATTGAAACCAAACGCGGATTTTTTGAGGAAGTGAGTGATTTAAATGGTATTGCGATTCCTTGTATCTATTATGACCGACTGCGTCAAAAGAATGGTAGATCGTCTAGTTTATATGATTTCATCATGGCTAGTATGATAAGGTTGAAACCCAATGAACATACCTATTTGCGGAAGATAGTGGCGGAATTACCTGAGACTCTTTCGACCGTGTCTGAATATTTGTATTTGGCCAATGTCAGTATAGCGGTTCAAGAAACATTATATTCGAAACTGATGCAGATGGACCGTGATGAATATACATGGATAAGTGAGAACATTGTAGATCAGTGTATGCATCGATTGACAACGGTCATTGGTTCTCCAATTTCTCCGCTTGTAGAAGAGGTGATTATACAAGGCGAAGACAGAGACCATGTTGATATCGATACCATATTAGCTCCCTATTTCGACGAATATACTAAATTTAGATTTACTGGACGGGTCGATCTGATAACAGAAGATGCCTTATGGGAATTAAAATGCACCAGTAAGCTCTCTATAGATCATATGTTACAGACCATCATTTATGCATGGCTTTGGTTTACCCAAAATCCGGAAGATACGAGGTCGGTCAAATTGTTCAATATTCGAACGGGTGAAACATTGCGACTAACAGCAACCTATGATGAATTGACTACGGTCATGGTAACATTACTGCGTGGTAAATACGAAGAACAGCCAGAGAAAACCGACGAAGAATTTGTTCTCCATTGTATCAATAATGAATAATGAATAAAATTATATAGTGATTATGAGTCTAGTAATGACTATATATATGATTGAGGCGATTGCTGTCTTTGATACTAAGAAGGTAAAGGGGGATAGTCAGGTTCTCGGAGATGCGTAATTCTACTCATGTTCGTATTGATGTATCTATTCAGGGTTTGAAGAAAAATGCATTACATGGGTTTCATGTGCATGAATGTGGAGATATGAGTGAACAATGTGAGAGTATGTGTGCGCATTTTAATCCAACAAATGAGGTTCATGGTTCTCCCAATTCGGTCCATCGACATATTGGTGATTTAGGGAATTTAGAAACGGATGCGAATGGATGTGCTAGCTATAGTTTTCTAGATGACAAGATCCGTTTACGTGGAACGAAATATAATATTATAGGCCGTGGATTAATTATCCATGCTGATCCTGACGATTGTGGATTAGGGGGACATGAAGATAGTCTTACTACTGGACATGCTGGGAAACGTATTGCTTGTGCTGTCATTGGGTATGCGAAACAAAATTAAAAAGTATTCGAACTATAATTATTTTAGATATATATAATATATATATGCCTCGCCAACAAGGAACGCGTAAAACGACCGGGACCGGAAAACATAACAAAACCATGCGGAATAAAAGCGTGGAAGAAGTAGAATATTTTACTGCATATCCTACTATTTATGTCAAAGAAGGGAGAACCTTTAAGAAGGTTGTTGATGTTAAAAGTTATTTTAACAACGACAAAGAGATGGTAGGTCTCATGAAAAAAATGCAACAAGAGGTCAATAAAGATCCATTAAAAAAACAAGGCTGTCCGCTACAAATCACCTATGAGTCTGGACTCGGAATGGTTCTAGATGGTGTTCCGAAGAGAGCAAAAGTAAAGGCGCTTGCCTTCCATTGCATGAATAAAGATTGGAAAGTGACGTGGAAATAATTAGACAGTGTTTGCTGCTGATGGCGTTTTAATAAACTTTTGTAAACACTCCCAGATCTTGGCTGATTCATCAAAAGAAAAAGCACCGCGTCTTTGAGCGACGTTCAAAAATGAAACCATCAAATTTAGAGCCATATTTTCATTGGTTACTGGAATCTCGGTAAGCTTTACTTCTGTAGTAGGATTCGTTTCTTCATTGGAAGGAGGAGCAAACAGTCCGTTGATTGGTTGCTCTTCTGCGGTTGTAAGGGTAATATTGTCTTGCTCGGTGCTCATATTCCTGTAATATTAATATAATATTTTATTTATTTATATCGTTTTTGCGTGAATAATACAATGCCGTGAATCCTTGATAGGACGTTTTTGACAGAATTGTCCAACCTTACTACTACATGCAGCACCACATACATATTCGTAGGTTGTCGTATTCTTGATACGACGCTTGTTTGAATTCCAACATTTTGATGCTTCAATAAAATCAATAGGCGAATAAGTGTTCGTTTGGCTACGGGTTCTCATTTAATTTATAATTATTGATATATATTATTATTATATTTCAATTTTTTATTCTTTTTCTTCAAACGTAAACTCCTAACCAATGTTGGGCGGCTGGTATGCATTCAGCATGATCAGTGCCGCAACCCTCGGGCAAATACCCTCTTCCACAAAGAAGGGTTCCGTTACAAAATCGTCTAAATCTTTTCATGGGTGATCTTTTCATGGGTAAAAACATGTGCTGTGTATTAGAAGCGGAGAAAGAGGGACAATTGTATCAAGGTCTTCCATAATTATATTATAATTTATCTATAAAATAATATGCAAATTGTGCAACTTTAACATTGTTTATTATAATATTTATATATTTTTTGCTATATAATTATGTTCAACATATTGTTGAATCATTTTAAAAATTCGTTTCTCACCTTTTTTGTTGTTTTTGTTATCATGCAAACCTTTTTCATTTAGGATTATTTTCGTATTCTTGTAGTTGATAAGGTTTTAATCTAAATATGTGTCTTAAGTAATTTGGTCATCTGTATTTCCCTTTTTAGTTGACTTCGATAATCTATAAATAAATATCTATAGATTACATATAATGGAAAGTGACTTTGACCTTGTTAACAGTAACTTTTTTAGAATACTATGGGTTTCCAATGAAAATATAAATCTAGACTTGGAAGCAAGAGAAGGATCTTATTTAAATAATACCGGATTGCATAATTTATATGAACAAGTTATAGGCGATGATTTGACTCAAGTAGAAGTAAACGCAATGATTATGGAAGTAGAACCCGATAAACCAGGGAAGATTTATGAAGATGATTTTATTAAAATCATGAAAAAGGCAAAAAATGGTGAAACAAGTTCTAAATGGAGTAAAATATACTTATATATAGAAGGATTCGAATCGAATATGAAAAAAACAAGTGTCCCAAAACGAAGAAGAATGCGTTTCGTTGGTGGAAGATGCAAATCCAGAAAAACTTCCGAAAAACAGCAAATATCTAAGAAGAGACCCCCCTCTAGAAAACGAAGAAAATAGTGAAGGTTACTCGCTTCCATAAAATGCTCCTTTACCAATGTTGAAATCGGTTAATCGAGTAATGGTTTCATTCTTATCTTTCATAATTTCCTTGATCAAATCTTTGATGGAGATCATCCCAACAAAATCCTTATTTGCTTCATCAATGACAAGCAAATGACGAATGTCTTTAAATAACATTTTATTCATACACTGCTCAATTGTATCGTCCTTCTTTGCAATGATGATGCTAGGAGCATAGGTGCATATGTCTTTCACCTTCACATTCATGTCGTTTTTCCCCAACGCAGAAACATTATTAATGTAATCTCGTTCAGATAAAACACCCACAATATTATGTTGCGAATCAGTGACTGCTAGACAGCCTATATTAAATGCTGCGAATCTCTTTACTGCATTATTAGCAGTGTTTTCCTCGTTAATTTTGAATTCGACTTTATTATAACATGAACTTTTGAAGACAGATAATGCAGAAACATTGTTCTTATGATGGGTGGCGGTTGATAGTAGACGACGTGCAATCATATATTGGGGTCTTTCATTTTTTATTTTATATTGTTTTCATTGTAAAATAACAATGTCAATAGAAAAATTGAATTATATTATACTTATATAAAAATATAATATACACTTCAAAACATGGACTACTACGTGATAAACGGCGTAAAATATGCAGCGGCTATACCCAAGGAATGGTCAATCAACCATTTACCCGGAACAGGACCCCATGAATGCACACTATGTGTCAAGTATGGGTTCTCCATAACAGAGAACATTTGGCAAGGATATTGTTGGCGTTGCGCAGGAAGTGATACATTGAATGATGAGAAAGAAAATGCGCAACTAAATCATTATCAAGGTTCTCGAGGTCCTGGATATATTTCTCAGGGAGTTCTTTATCATGGTGAAAAAGAGAAGGATATGAAAACCTATGTGGAGGAGTTGACAGATGAAGACTGGGCCGCAATCAATTTGGCATACGAAATGCGCGACAATATTACTGAAATGACTTATGAATATGGCAGTGAGTGTAACGGGGGGTATGATTCACATTAACTGCCTACTGGATAAACAGCTCGAAGAGTTTTATAAACAGTCTTTTTTTCATCGTCGACAAGGATATCCCTAGTGAGAGCACGATAGGCGCGTTCGAATGTGGCGAATGCTGTGAAGAACCGGGCATAGATCCTTCTAACAATATCACGGGAAATGATATTGTCTTCACTAGAGAAGAGAAGAACAAGCTGTCTTACCTCTTCGCTGTTAGGGTAATATAGTAATTGTGGTTCTTCCATTTCTTCCATTATTGTTTAGTAATACTCACCTATGACGCGTTAAAAAGATTTTCAATTTTGTAATAATGTATACGTATATTGTATAATGTCAAAAACTAAGAAGGCAAAAACATTACCATTAGCATTAGCTCAAAGATTTCCAATGGAAGTGATGGCCGGAAGTGATGGGGTTACCATGTATCAATCCACCCAAAAAAGTAATGGCGTATGGTATTGGAAGAAAACGACGAAAAAAACTCCTACTGTTACCAGACCAGTGCAAAAGAAGACTTCTTCTACATCATCATCAAAACAAAGAAAAAGTATGAAAAAGAGTCCATCACCAATGAAAGAAAATAAGAATAAGCAAATAATAACTAATTTTTTGGAGGAGTTGCAACGCGAAAAAGAAAAAAACGCTGATGTTATAAATTATTTTATTTCGGGAGATTTACCAGATGAAGTGATGAGCTTAGCCAAAGGCTCATTAGATCGAATAAATCGTTTAGATGAACAAATGAGAGCGTTAGAAACATCAGGAGAAGAAGATATTACATCTCTCTGCAGTGCGTATATGAAAAACTTCAGTTTAGATATTGGGATGTTGACTATGTTTGGGAAAGGGTTATTGATGAACAGATTAGATACGAAACTCACGAGTTTAGGAAAATTATTACTTGCTAAAAAAGATGTTATAAGCGACGAATTGAGAAGTGAAGTATCTGGGTTCTTTGAATCAGCAGATAACATTATCACAAATTTGAAAAAGAAGACATCCTTTTCGTTTAGTGAGGCTCAGGATTTATCTTTAGAAATAGATAACAATATCGCAAAAATGATGAAGTTACTACATAGAATATAATCTTTATATATTGTATAATGCCGAGAACCAAGACAGAAAAAGCCCAAAAACCCTGTAACCCGGGTAAAGTCAAAAATGCTAAAGGTATCTGCGTTAAGGATAGAAATCCTGCTGCTGCTCCTGCTTCTGTTCGCGTATTATCAGCCACTAAAACGGCGAAGCAAAGCCCAGTAATAAGTGTTACCAGAAATGGCAAGAAAGCGGGAACCCTGAAGAAGTATCAGGATCGTCCTTCGCCTCCTTACCCTGCCAATGAGAACTGTGGTAAGGTTCTTCAAGGAAACGACGGAAATATGTATGAATCCAGAGCTAATAAAAAAGGAATATGCAGTTGGAAAAAGTTATAAATAATCACATAGTTACTACGTTATGTTATTATTTTCGAACACCCAACATAAAAATCGTCGAATATTTAGAATTCATAATCTCCAACAATTCATCGGCCTTCATCACTTTTTTACTCTTTAGCAATTCGGCTCCTTCTAAAATCAATTCTTTGGAATGACTTAACAGAAACTCGGCTTGCGTATACGCATCGCTAATAAGCGATGCCACTTCGGTATCAATCAACTCCTTATACTTTTCCGATGTCTTGGGATAAATTGGCTTCTTTCCGAGACCATAATAGGTGATCATTCTCTCAGCAATACGCGCGGCTTCCTCAAAATCATTGATCGCGCCAGTAGTAACGGATCGACCATAAATCAGTTCTTCCGCAATTCTACCTGACAGTAAAATCATCAAGTGTTCAAACAACGCTTCGCGAGTCAGAATATTGGACACGGAACTCTCAAACACGGTATAAGCGGGGCTTTTGGGCGAAAACAGATTGATGACAATCTTGGTCATCTTTGCATGGTGCTTGGACAATAATCCTACTACAGCATGTCCTAATTCGTGTATGGCAATATGATCGATAATATCTGAAGTAAATTGATGTTCATTGGGTTGCCAACCTACCATCATTTTGTTCAAAACGATGTCCACGTCAACATTGGTAAATTGATTGCGGTCTTGTCTCAATGCAGTCAACATGGCCTCGTTCAACAGGTTCTCGATTTGTGCGCCTGATAACCCTGCAGTAGATTCGACCAGATCCTCCAAGTTGACAGAGAGATCACTCGGCTTTCCTCTAGAATGAATGTTCAATATGGCACGACGCGTCTTGGTATCAGGGTTACCAATATAAATGCGCTTGTCAATTCTGCCAGGTCGTATTAGCGCTTCGTCCAATAGGTCAACGCGATTTGTCGCGCCAATAATAAAGACACCGGTAATGTTTTTGAAGCCATCGAGTGCAACCAAAAGCTCATTTAATGTATTGTCACGTTCACTTCCCGATGTTTCACCTTCACCAGATCGCTTGCGGCCCAACGCGTCAATCTCATCAATAAAGACGATGCAGGGAATATTTTCTTTTGCCAACGAAAAGAGTTCACGAATACGACTTGCGCCTACACCAACATATTTCTCTTGAAACTCCGAACCTGATACAGCAATAAACGAAGTATTGGCTTCTCCAGCAAGAGCCTTGGCCAACATGGTCTTTCCATTTCCGGGTGGGCCTTCAAAGATGAGGCCCTTGGGCACGCGAACATTGTAGGCTGCATACTTGCTAAAATTAGACAGAAGATCAATGCATTGGTATAACTCGTCCTTAATAGTGTCGTATCCACCAATGTCAGTAAAATTTAAAGGCGATTTTGTAACCACTTCAAAGTTCTCAGACTTCTTGTTTCCTTTTTTCCTTGTTCCTCTAGCAGTAGGCCTTAATGGGTAACCAAATCGATCAAATATATCACTGTCATCATCATCTTCCATGTCAGGTTCTGTTAGATTTTGTGGTTGAAATAGATTAGGATTGATAAGAATACGAACCCTAGGTGGATTTTGCTTTTGCTTTTCTACATCTTGTTGATGAGGGGTTACAGCCGTCAAATTGCCTTGTTGTTCAGGTCGACCATGTCTCAAAAATTCCTCAAGCTTAGAAATCATATTTATTTCGTCAGCATCTAATTCATAGTCTTCATTGTCCAAATCATAGTCGTCTTCATCTTCTTCAAATATATTACTAGATCGATTTCGATTAGGTTCCTGAAATGAATAGCGGGTTGGCGCATTGTAAATGCTGTTAATTTGAATAGTAACATTCTTAGAATTGAGTCGTTTTAAATAACGTTCATGATAGTTCTTGGAGAGGGGATGATTTGGCGGACGCGTATAAACAAAACTAGTAACATTGACTAGTAGGAGACATCCCGCAAGAACAAATTTACTAATAAGCATTAATTCTTATCCCATTTATTTTTTATATGGTATTTTAAAATTAATATATTTGTTATAATATATTATGTCTTTTTTATCAAAAAATAAAAATATAAACTTCCCTTCAGGGTCAATCATATCATATTTAGCATTAACTTCTATAGATCCATCTGGTTGGATAATTTGTAATGGAATACAACGAACAAACGGAACAGACGGTAGATATAATACGTTACTAAATTTAGGTATAGGTTCAGGAAGTCAAAATGGAAATTATACTCCTCCCAATTTATCTGCTGCTTTTTTAAGGGGGGCTGGTTCGCAAACATATAACAGTGTCACTTATAATGGTTCAGCAACAATAAATACATTTCAAGGTCATGCAACCCAACAACATACACACACACTAACAGATCCTGGACATACACACACACAAAATTCACATAATCATACTTTATCTAGGGCTAGCGGTGATATTGGTTATTCTACAGGTGCATTAAGTCTCACCGCAGGGGTAATGGATGCAGTAGAACCTGGACAAACTTCAGCAGACTCAGTTGGTATTCAACCACCAACCTATAGTGCTGCAAATACATCAGCTATAAATAATTCAAGCACTTCAGGAATCACAAATGGTGATATGAATATTACAGCATCAAATACTAATGAAATGTATCCATTTAATGTTGGAACTATTTGGATTCTGAAATTTTAACGACGAATTAAAATATAAACATAAATTAACACTATAAATGTCAATTCCAACTAATAATTATCTTTATAAAAATTTATATCCTTTTAGCAACACAGGTACCATTGCGGCATATTTAGGAGTTACAGATCCATCGTCTGGTTGGATAATTTGTAATGGAATACAACGAACAAACGGAACAGACGGTAGATATAATACGTTACTAAATTTAGGTATAGGTTCAGGAAGTCAAAATGGAAATTATACTCCTCCTAATTTATCTGCTGCTTTTTTAAGGGGGGCTGGTTCGCAAACATATAACAGTGTCACTTATAATGGTTCAGCAACAATAAATACATTCCAGGGTCACGCAATTCAACAACATACACACACACTAACAGATCCTGGACACACACACACGCAACAACCACATTCACATACAATCACAAAAACTAGTGATGGTTATACGAATAAGCAATACTATCAGGCGCAAGGTGGAGGACGAATTATTTGTAATGCATTTAACTATACCGATACATTTTCTTCTTTTTTAAGTAATTTTGGTTATAGTATGAATGCAACTACAGCTACAAATCAAACGTCTACCACACAAATTTCGATAGGAGATATAAGTAATGTAATTATAAATAATATTGATACTGATGAAACGTATCCGTTTAATTTTAGTGTAAATTGGATTATACAATTATAATATATCTAAAACATATAAGTAAAATGTCAGGATTTTACAAAAATAATATAAGTGATTCTGTCCCAGCAGGGTCAGTAACCGCTTTTTCTGCAACAATAGACATTAAGGATCCACCCGGATGGATAATTTGTGACGGAATTCAACGAACAAACGGCACAGACGGTATATATAATACGTTACTAAATTTAGGTATAGGTTCAGGAAGTCAAAATGGAAATTACACTCCTCCCAATTTATCTGCTGCTTTTTTAAGGGGGACTGGTTCACAAACATATAACAGTATCCCCTATAATGGCGCAGTATCACCAAATACATTTCAAAATCATGTAACCCAACAACATATACACAAAATAACAGATTCAGGACATACTCATATACAGAATGCGCACTCACATGGAATAAATACAAGCATGACTTTACCTAATAATACAATGATTAATTGGCTTGGATCTACTGCATGGAATGGAGTTTTTCATCACGGAATAGACGGCACATGGCCATTTTATAATACAATAACTTTAAGCTGTAGTAATGCTACAGCAACAAATAATTCATCTTATACTGGAATGTCTTTAGGTAATATAAGTAATGTAAATGTGAATAATATTGATACTGATGAAACGTATCCGTATAATTATTGTGTGTTTTGGATAATAAAATATTAAATTATAATAATAATATTAGTGAATGACCCAGTTTTTAATTCATAGCATCACTCCGCTTTTAGCAATGAATTAAAAACATATCTCGTGTATGGTGAGAAGTGTAATAAATTACTACACTTCTAACAAAACAAATAAACTATTTTTAAAAACTGACTCGAATCGGTCCCGGAGCACGATACGTCGATCCGTTGACCGTGTTCTCATCATTGACATTGCTACTTGGTTTCATACTATTCGTAATGTTGGCTGACTGTTTGCGGATGCATCCACGTTTGTGTGCAGCCAGCGCTTTCAAATTGTTTCCACAAAAACTCTTGCACAGATCGCATTTTAGACCTGGCTTCTGAATGGGTGTCGAGTATTTTGTAGACAAGAATTTATCCAAACAGGGAAATCGAAATTCGTCAATCTGACTGAGAACCTTCTTCTGGCTTTCTTTGAACACCTCGATCACCGCACTTTTTTGAGACAAGAAGATTTGATATTCATTGTTGATGCTGTCTAGTGCCTCTTTGGGAATAGCACAGTCCTCTTTGGCATTAGGGTAAATCTGTTTCAAACGCATGGCCAACCCATCAATAATATCGACTGCGGCCTCAATCTTTGCAGGAGCATATTCGCCATGGTGAATAAACACAATGATGAATTGATTATGGAGTTCGATTTGAAAATTCTTCTTGGATGCAATGCCGCTCTTTTGCGACATGAAGATGCCGTGACTATGATGTTCTTCTACGCTGGCCAAAAAAGGGGAAATATCCTCCATCGGAATGTTGTCTTCATGTTCTCGATGTTCGATCAAAATTGGCGTCTTACGTTGACGCTTCAAGAGAACCTGTCCCACATGATGCGGCATGACCGTAATATCAGCCGTATGAAAGAGTCGGGTCAAGAGCTGCACGAGTTGACGATCAATCACTTGTTGAGACATATGGGTAATCTGAAAACGATCCACAAGGCTAGAAAGTTCGGCCGCAATTTTACCTTGAGTTTGTTGTGTGATGAGAGACGATTCTTTCAAAGACCCAATATTGTTAGTAATGCGATCTTCACTTGCACTGATAAACGAAAAAATGGGTTGCTGCATGTTCTGCATGAAAACGGTTGATTTCTGTTCAAAATGGTTCAAGAAATCGGTCATATTCTTAGGAGTCAGTTCTTTTAACAGACTCGATGTATCTTCTGCCATAGATGAGCGGAATGATTGAAGTAGACCATTCATCTCTTTGGATAGTCCGGGCATTAATTCTTTTATTAGTCGCTGTGTGTTCTCCATCATTGTTGAATTATTCTGCTCGATAAATGGAGTGATGGTATCGATATTGTTCGACATGATGATGGATTTGGTCTCTTTCACATATTCGGCTTTCAGCTCGGCAAATCGAGTCAGCATGTTTGCTACAAAATTGCTTTGATTGTTATTGACTGATTGTGTCAATTCGGAAAGGCCCGCAAGGAGTTGATTGTGCACGGATTGGGTCATGGTTTTATCCATATCGGTGAGAAGTCTTTCAAAGAGATCCACAAATAGGAGGTTTACCACTTCGAAATTGATGGAGGGATTGGCAGAATAAAATTGGCAAATGCGTTTGTTGGAAGTTTGCAAGGATGATGATGATGATGACGACATAATAGTATGCGGATAATAATATACTATTGTGTGAGAAGTTATTTATATTCGTTTTACGAATTGTTTAAGCTGAAATTGTCCTAGGTTTTGTAAAAAAGTTTTCAAAGCTAACCTATTCATCGTCTGAGTCAGAATCGGAATCATGAAGAAAGTCTTTTGGTAAGATAGGGTAGGGATGAGGTGTTGGCACCCCGGGAAGGTAACCTGGTGGGTGAATAGGATGGTAACCTGGTGGACGAACCGGTATATGTATTGGTGGTCTTGGTTTTGGTTTGGGTCCTTCGCGATAATAAGGGTAAGAAGAATAAGGATAGTTGTAAGGATAGGAAGAATAAGGGTAAGAAGGAGACAAGTAATCATAATAATGAGGATAAGAAGAATAATAAGGATTGAAACACTTGGGCACTACGACAGGTGGCTGAGGATGAGGGGGCGGTATAGGATGAGGAATAATGCTGACATTGGGCATAGGAGTAACTTTTCTATCCTCATCCAAAAAATCGCCATTCTCATATCCATTCTTCTTCTTAGGATAAGGAGTGTGGGGAGGAATAACAGGCATCACCTTTTTATATTCAGCAAGTTCTTGGTGAAGTTCTTGGTTTTTCATTTGTAGAAAAAGCAATGTGTTGGCGTGATTCTGGTAGTGTTTGTTATACTGTTCTCGCATTGTATTCAACTCTTCTACGAGAACATTGTATTTCGTAGTAAGATTTTGAAGATGATGGTGTTTCATTCTATAAACTATCCAGCTAAAATAATTTCCTAAATAAAATGTTTACTCACCATTTATGGTCTGATTTACAATTGTAGTTTACAGTAGCAAAGTGTATTTTTACAAGTTACAAATTCTAATTTGTAATTACAAAGTTTGTTACTGTAAATGCAGTCACAAACTTTAGAAATAAATTAATTTATCTGCAAAAAATATTTTACCGTAGTATAGTATGTCATCTCAGACAACCCCCATGACGACTCCCTACCCCTACCCATCTTACTCTCCCGATGAGATTCTTATGGCCATGCAGAACCAAGCCTTAAATACTTCGGTCTATGACGGCACAAACAAAGTGTTGAAAACATTGAATGATTCGACCCAGTTTTTAAATACGGGTATCAATGGTTTGTCCAAAGATGTGACTCAATCAACTCTTGGACTTCGCGATGCTATTGAAAAGGGTAATTTGGTCAACAACCATGCAATTGAACATACTGCTGGAGTTACACAAACTGCCATTGAACGTGTTGCTGGTGAAGGGCGTCTTACTACCACCGTAGTGGATGCTGCTAGCCGTCAAGCAGCAGCAGATAGCGCTCGCGATATTATGCGTGCTGTTGACCACACCGGATCTGCTCTTGGATCAGCCATTGAACGTAATGGAAATGCTACTCAAGTTACCAGTGAGCGAATTGGTGGAAACATCAGCACGGCTATCGAGCGCGTTGCAGGTGAGAACCGATTGACCACTACAGTCACTGATGCTGCTAGTCGCGAGGCGGCTGCAAACCAGGCTCGTGATTTGGCCATTGCCATTGAGCGAAACGGTGCAAATGGTGTCAATGCAACCAATTCTGTTCACTCTGCCTTGTTAGGCTCTATTGAGCGCAATGCAGGGGAGAACCGAATGACCACTGTTACCGTGGGTGGTCAGAGCGATGCCAAATTAACAGATGTGCGCCATGCCATTATTGCTGAAACGAATCGTGCAACCAATGAATTGCTGGCAAATCTTCGCGCAAATCATGAAGCAGTTGGAAATCAAGTGCAGAATGGAGCTTGGGAAAATCGCTCGGCAATGACTAGTGGATTTACCCAATCTATGATTGAAGCTTTAAAGTCTAAAGCAGAGTTGTCTTTACAATCAGCTAGTCAGTATGCTAACATGTTGTTGGATAACCAGAAATTGGCTGCTGAAGATGCCAATCATTATTCGTCTCTTTTATTAGAGCAACAGAGGATGAAGGAATATTTGTCCAGCAAGGGCGACAGCCACTTCGCCATGAACCAGTTGGAGATGCAAAAGGTGAAGGAGGGATTGTCTAGCCAGTCCGCACAGCAATTTGCCATTAACCAATTGGAGATGCAGAAGGTGAAAGAGGGACTTGCTTGCCAAGCTGCACAGAACTTCTCTATCTCTCAATTGGAGGCACAGAAGAGCACTGCACTCATCTCTGCACAGTTGGCCGAAGCCAAGTATGAGGCACTCAGAAGCCAACAACTCATTGTTGACAAGGTAGGCGATTGCTGCTGTGAAGTCAAAGAGAAGTTCTGCGAGGTCAAGGAGAAGATGGATCTTATCGATCGTGATCGTCTTCGTGACAACCTGGTCGTGGAACGCGAGGACAACAACTTGCTCAAAATCCTTGAATTTACGGATCTTTATGGTGGACGTGGAAGAGGTTCCCGTGGTCATCATCACCACGGAAGACGTTGAAGGTTGGAAGGATTTCTAAGTGAAGCACGATTATCTCAATTAAATCAACGATGTTTTGATCCATCAGGTCAAGTCATTGATTTATCTGGCCATTCCCATCATCCTCATTCTTCCAGTTCCAGTTCTTCCAGCTCTAGCTCCTCAAGTTCTAGTTCCAGTTCTAGCAGCAGTAGCAGTTCAGACTCTGATAGTTCTAGCAGCAGCAGTTCCAGCTCCAGCTCAGATTCTGATTCTGACAGCAGTTCTAGCAGTAGCAGTAGCTCCTCCAGCTCTGGTTCTCGTAATAGAGGAAGAGGGAGGCCTCGCCCCTTTACAGAACCTTTTCCTCCCACTAACAGTGGAAATGGAAACTCATTTTACGGAGGAACCAGCAACAATTTCTATATTGGAAATGGAGCCGTTGATCCCAGTGGAAATGTCACTATTGAAGAGGGAACAGTGGACTATGTAAATAGTGGAAACCAGATTGCAAGTGGAAATCAAATAGCTAGTGGAAATAAAGTTGCTACAGATAACAGCGTAACTAACACTAACACAGTAACGGCTAATACGAATACTGCTACAACGACTACCGGAGACAGCACCATCATTACTGACGCATCTGGAAATTGAGATATGAACCCTTCACCCATAGAAGTCCGCACTACAGTTGTATATTTATAATTACAATGATGTATTAGCGCTGCATCTATAGCATGAAACATAAAAATATTATATAAATATATAATATTTTCAAATATTATGCCCAAAAGTTACGATGATTCTGATACGGAGAGCCAGTATAGTTGCACAAGATGTCATTGCGAAAAATGCAGACGACGTGATGAATGTCGAAAATGCAAGAAGGAGAGGACCTGTAAAAAATGCAGATCAAAGAAAGAGAAGAGTTGCACGGAGCAAATTAGCCTTGGACAAAACATAACAATTACTATCAATAAATGTAACCCGTAAATTGTAAAAAATATCTATTTATATAAAAAATGAACGAACAAATCATAAATAATTATCATAAAATATGCGACAATATGATGGAATATATAATAGAGAATACAGCAGCTGATTATAGTTTAGGTGACCTACAATTCAGAGGAAGATTAAAATTTGATATGATACGTTTTTTACACAAAATAATAACTAATTTGCCAATTTTAACAGCTGAAGCACATTCTTCTCTACAGAAAGGTAAGGCTCTTGTCGCTGGTCAAAGAAGGAAAAAGAAGAAGCTGGAAGATGATGACGAAGCAACAGAAGCGGAGGAGAGCTTGGCTATGTTCGGCGGGTCAAGAATAACCTATTTATTAAGCGAAGATGAACACAATGTAGAGTCATTTAAACAAAAGAAATTTTTACCTAATAATATATACGATATCGACTCGTCAAAAAAAAATATTGTAATCATTGGTGGATCAATCAACGGCTTATATATGAGTATATTATTGAAGCTATTTATACCAAATTTAAATGTAATAATTGTAACAGAAAAAACACACAGTGAAATGCTAATACGAGAACAATTAATTCGCGAATCGCTTAGAAAATCATCTAGTAAATTACTTGAATCAGATAAATTAACGCTAGAAAGATTAATATTCAATTGTAGTAGTGAAGCCAGAATTGGAGAATTTATTGGAAGTGAACCGGCCAATGATGCAGGACCAGAAGAAGATGATGACGAAGAAACAGAAGCGGAGGGAGAAGGAGCAAGAGGAAGGGCTGGACACTTCTTCTCCCTTCTTCCAAATCATATAAAAGCTTGTTTTAGTTTATTCGGCGCTAATGTAAATGCAATAGAAATAAATATAATAGAATACTGTTTTGCAAACTATACACAACAACTAGGAAACTATATAATATTTATAGATAAACAGGAAAATATAGCTCGATACATAAGCGAAGAAACCATTATGGTATTTGACGCTACTGGTGGCCGATTAGAACCAATAATGTCTTACGACTGGACTGATGCCGAAAACAAATATGACGATCGATATCATAGAAAAGGATATAATAAAACTCCCATAACCATGTTTCGCGGTAAACTGTGTGTGGCGATAGGCGATTCATTATATCAGGGAAATTTTGGTGAAGGAAATAGTGTTGTTATTTCATTTTGTATTTGTTTTATTCTATCACTAGTATTGTCGAAAATATTACCAAAAGAAGAAGAAGAAAAATTATTAGGAGGAAAGGTAAAACTACAGCATAAAAAAAGTATAAAGAAAAAACCTATCAAAAAACGTCAAAAAAGTAGAAAAACAAAACGCCCAAAATGTAACTCATAAATTGTAAATTGTAAATACAATTCGAAGCAAGCCGCTGCAAATATGTAGCCGAATTATGTTCTTCGTAAATATTTTACTATCTTGTATAATATATAATATACAAGATATATTATGCCCCACGTAGAGAGCTGCCACTCAGAAGATGAATGCCTTCATAGGAAGAGACAATCTTGCAAGAATAACAGCAAAAAATGTAAGAACTCTTATAAATGCAAAGATGGTAAGGATGGAAAACCTGGACTGGATGGTCGAGATGGAAAAGATGGTGAGAACGGGAAGAATGGAAAGAATGGTCGCGATGGTAAAGATGGTCGAGATGGGAAGGAAGGAGAGGATGGAAAAGATGGTGAAGATGGAAGGGATGGGCGAGATGGAAAAGATGGACAGGATGGAAAAGACGGCGAAAATGGGAAAGATGGTGAAGACGGGCGAGATGGTCGACCAGGTAAAGATGGTAAAAATGGCTGTGATGGAGAAGACGGGAAAGACGGAGAAGATGGTTGTCACGGTAAAGATGGATGTGACGGAGAGGATGGTTGTGATGGTCGACCTGGGAAAGATGGATGCGACGGAGAGGATGGGCGAGATGGTAGACCTGGAAAAGATGGATGTGATGGGAAAGATGGAAAAGACGGAGAAGATGGTTGTGATGGTAGACCTGGAAAAGATGGATGTGATGGAAAGGATGGAAAAGACGGAGAAAATGGGTTACCTGGACCACCAGGAAAAGATGGGTTACCTGGACCACCAGGAAAAGATGGATTACCAGGACCACCAGGAGAAAATGGATTACCAGGACCACCAGGAAAAGATGGATTACCAGGACCACCTGGACCACCAGGAGAAAATGGATTACCTGGACCACCAGGAAAGGACGGTAAAGATGGAGAAAATGGATTACCAGGACCACCCGGACCACCAGGCTCCAGCAGTTGTGTTTGTGTAACCTATGACATGTCATTTATACCAGTTTCAGGAATTGTAGGTCCTCAAGATGTTAAAATTATTTATCCTGTAGATGATATTACTTATTTTGTGGTATCCGGATATGATAGACTAGGAGCTCCAAGCCGTCTATATGTTAGAACAGGAGAAAGCCCATCATACGAAAATGGCATTGGTTTTGTTACTGATATAGGAGGTAATAATGAAATAGATATTGCTCATTTTGCACAGATTGATTTGGGTGATTTTATAAGAGTAAAAAAGAAGATGTGCGCCGATCCACTCATCAAGATTGGTAGTATTCAACTGGGAGAAAATGTCACAATTTATGGTTCTAATATTCAAGGTGCTATCGGAATACAGTTATACAGTTATACAAACACAACAGGTAATTCCGATGCCAATGTATCGAAACAGTTTGTCATCCCTTCTTATAACACAACCAATTTAACCAATTCTGGAGATATATACATATACGGTGCCATTCCCTTCCGCTACATTTCGGTAGGAACCATTGCAGGAAATATTACTTTGAATCTATTGACGCTATCGGTTTGTCAATGTTAAAGAGAGACAATCGTCAATGCTGCTGTCACTTGAGGGATTGTATTTGCAGAACTGTGAGAACCTATTAATGTAACATAAGGTGTCAATGATGAGTTATTAACGACTTGTAACAAACAAGCATATCCAGTTGCAGACATGGTGCAGGGTTGTGTCATATCACTCTTTCTAATTTTCACAATAAACAGGTTGGAGTTTTGCGATGAACCGATTAGAGAACCAACCGTGCTATTTGGAATAATATCCGTTGTATTTTTGCATAATGAAAACTGACACGGTTCCAAATGATATAAATTCATATATACTTGATAATATCCAGTAGCACAAATCCATATATTACCCGTGTTCTCTGCATGACAACAATGTCCATGAATAGTTTCACTCATTTCGAAAACAATAGGAGAACCTTGCGTAATCTGTTGTTCTTCTACGCTATATATATTTAACCAGGTTCTCTTCTTTACATGAGTAAGTTGTTGTTGAATATAATATTTATTACAAACAACAGAAACGTTATTGGAAACATCTAGATAATTACAGGAAAGATCTTCTAACTTAATAGTAATGTTACTGCCTATCGAGCACGCAGAGATATCAGTAGCGGATACATCGGTCACTTCTTGTAAATTATCCATTAATAAAGTAGGAGTATAGATTTTACTAAATAATTTACTGCATAATCAGTGCGCACAATGTTTGTTCATAAGTTTACAGTAGTAAATTGCAAAAATGACAAAAATACATTCCTTCGTTTGTAATTACAATTGTAAATTACAAAAAAAATCACAAATTGCGTGTTTTGTGATTACACTGTAACCCTAATCCTTGGTCCCCTTTTTCTCATTATCCTACTCACCAATATACCTGATTATAGCAATCATTTTGCGATCTCCACCACCCTCATGTCCGATACACCGCCCATAACAATCCGACTTATATTTAGCATATTCATCAAAGCAGTATCCACAGTATAACCATTTTCTATCAAATAACCTAATATCGCGGGAATGTCATCTTGGCCCATGAATGCCCCTGCATCCTTAATACAAGCCCCGGGATATCGGGTCACCACATTGATACAGTTAAAACCCCTGTAAAAAGGCGACGCATACTGTCCCATAGATTGAAATGCCGAAATAGAGATCTTGGAAACTAGGTGAGAAAAAGGTCCACAAGGAACAACATTTGCAGTAATCACATTTTGATATGCCTTATAATAGGTATTCAAAAAAGGCTCAAGATACAGAACAAAGGTAGCACACGGTTCATTTTCCATGACACCACCTTCAATATTTGTTTTGCTAGTTTTCGAGAACGACCTGCTACCTGAAGTCATCACCATATTCATGCGTCCATGCATTGTCTATATATATATAAAACTATAGAAAAACACCCACGAAAAAGTAATCGTATTAGTTGGGTATTTATTATACACAATTGACATATATCAAGAGAATCAAAAAATCCGATCATGAATTTTGGTATAGGTGGGCTTATAATAGAAGAAATATTACACAAGTCCTATCTAACAAATATAGATATGGTAACAATGATCTCTTATACAATATTAACCAAAAACAAATCGTCAAACCATCACTGCATTTTGATGAGATAAAAAAAAATATCGAGTGAAATCAAAATTACCGTGTAAACATTAATTTGTTCTTGACTTGATAACCTCTTGCTTATATTTTTCCATACCATGCTTAGCTATGAACTGTAGATGCCGCATTGTAATTCCAAACGAACTCCCTGAATGGGAGGGTGGGTTAGGTAAACGATCCATAGCTTCTGTAATTTTGTCTATGTTCTCGTGTGGTGTAAACATAAATCCATCCTTTGGATCAAATGTCTTGAGCCAACTCCATAGTTCAAGCTCTGACACTGCCGCGTGCCCATTAGCAATCATGCTCCTAGTATGGTCATCCTGAATGAAACTGAGATCGACTGACATGTTTAAGTTATACCTGTAAAGCGCTTATTGTTACAGAGTTGATGATGATAAAAAGTATTTTCAATTTTTTGTCATCATGTAGTTTGTTTCCACAATTTACACTTTTGTCTAGTTAATCGACGACGTTTGTATTTTTTTGAAGTTAACGTTTTATTTGTTTTGTTTTTATATTTACCTCCGAATTGTGCACTTTTTAAATTTTCAAGTTTTACTGCAATAGGTTCTCTTGAACCATCTATTACAACTCCCTGTCGAGTGGCCCCATTTTTTGTTATTGCTCTACTAGTAATGGTTCCTTTTTTTCCATTCATAGAAACCGTTGAAAGACCAGAAAGAACAACTCGAGTGCCATTAGGGTGTCCATGTTGATAAAAGACAGCGCGTCTATATTCATTATTCAAACTTTGGTCAGGTTCAACCTGTGGATATCTGTCTTCAATTTGTTTTCCTACTTGAATAAAGCTTTCCTCTTCAACTACGGGTGCGAATCTCTTTAAATAAAGTTGATCTTTTTCTCGAAATGTTTGCATCACCTTTGATAAACTTGTTAAATTATAAACAAATAAATTAACACCAAGGTTTGATTCATTTTTTAAAAATAAATTTAACAATGATTTATAATGTGCAATACCCACATAAAAAACAACAACCGGTTTATGAATAAGTGCTTCGTCGATTTCTGTTAAATATCTTCTAGCATCCTCTACGTCATCACTGTCAGTTGATTGTCTTAAATCAGTAGTTTGAGAACTAAATATAGGTGTAACTTCATGTTCTCGCATCAAAAATCTATTATACATATAATGTGGTCTACTGTTCAAGGGTTGAGATAAAAAAATATCGGTATATCTGTCAAGCGTTTCATCACATTCAGATAAAACAGAAAGTAGTGACTTGTCAACTTGTGATAATATACTTTCTAAAAAATCATGATGTCTGCCAATAGTCATTTGTCTTTCAATTACACTTGGATCGTTTGTAAGATGACTTTCTAATGCAAATAAAACAGATCGTTCACCAGCTACAGCTCGTGTTATCCACGAGGAAAAGGCTTCTCGAAAATGATCTTTTCCTACGGGTTCCATTACACTACTATACAATAAGAAGTTATTTTTCGGTCAACACGTTCTCCATTGCTTTCATTTTCTTTGCGCATCCGCGTTTGTGCGCAGATAAACTCTGTTTTGTAGTTGCTACAAAGATGCTGCAAATATCACATGTAAAACAATTGCTTTTTACATAGGCGTATTTATGTGACAAATATTTATCCAAACAAGGTAGCTTGATGTCATCGATATGAGTGCTAATTTTCTTGGTGAAATCCTTTACAAGAGTCACCATGGCTTCCTTCTGTAAAATAAATGCTTGGTATTCAGTATTGATCTCATCCAAGACCTCCTTTGAAATGGTATTGTTATCTTCGTCCATGTTCAAATCTTGGAGCTTCACAGATAAGCTGTCAATAATATCTACTGCAATACGAATCTTATCCAATGAATATTCGCAGTGTTGTATATATACGAGAACATTGCCTTTGTTAATATCGATCTGGAAATTCTGTTTGAAAGAGATTCCAGAATATTGAGAACAGAAGATTCCGTGCATGTTCTGCGTATCTACATCTCGAATGAACTTTGCAATCTCGTCTTTGGGTATATTGTAATCATAGTCTTTGTTCTCGAAAAGGATGGTCGGTTTGTCTACACGCTTCATAATAAAATCGCCCGATGCTTTGGTCCCTGACGTATTGGTAATCTCTGCGTTTGTATACAAATTATTCAAAATGCTACTCAAATTTTGCTCTCCGAACTTGCCTTTGTTACTAGAACCTTTGTATTTACTTAAGAATTCGCCGAGATCATCGAGAACCTTGTTTTTACTCATAAGAGATTGAATGGACGATTCCTTCAATGTATCAATGTTTTTTGTAATGCGCTCTTCACTAGCAGAAAAAAATGTGTATAATGGTTGTAACACTGCATTATACTTATTATCAAAAGATGCAATAAACTCGGTGAGAGAACCTTCCTTACTCATAGAACCCACTAATTTGCTCGTATCTTCTGCAATTTGTTGATGAAATAGTCTGAGGTTCTCGTTGATCTGTCTACTAACTTGTTCTTGATTTTTTGGAATCACATCGTTCAATAGGAGCGTGGTCTTATCTAGGAGATGTCCTGTATTCTTATCAATTAGACTATCGATCTTCTCATACGTAGTGAGCATACTGTTTGTAACTGTTTGTTTTACATCTTCAATGTATTCTCGTTTTAGGGTAACAAGTTGTTGATTCATAGATTGGAGAACATCAGAGTTTATTTTGGTTAGGTTCTCGTTTATTGTAGATAAATTTGTTTTAATTTGACTCATCTCTATTTTATTTTCTTGAATAAATGAAAGAATCTGGGTATTTACATTCGTTTCCAGGTTCTCGGTAAGATGATTAAACATGCTCTCGATAAACTTGATCAGCAACAAATTAGCTGACTCAATACTGATATTCTTGTTATTATTGTAGAAATTCCATATCTCTTTGTTCTCGATAGTGATCTTAAAATCATTACTGATACTCGTCATAATATTATATAGTAGTTGTATAGCTCTTTATATACTTTTTTAAAGTAAAAACTTACTCACTTTTTGATTTAAAAATATTTTTAAAGTAAAAACCTACTCACTTTTTAAAGTAAAAATAAACTTAAAGTAAAAACTTACTCACTTTTTAAAGTAAAAATAAACTTAAATTAAAAACTTACTCACTTTTTAAAACAAATTTTCTTCTAAATAATTCTAAAAGTTTTTGAATTTTAGTTTTCT